CTTTGGATACCCTGTTAAGGGTCCAACGCGTAGAGCAGTTGCTCCACGCAAAGCGTCACTCATCGCCACTTCTGGCGACAACGCGCGCATTGTCTCTAAATCAATTAGAGGCCGTGCGCGCAGCTCCTTCCACACCCACCTGTGTTGCTTGCGCTTCACAAACGGGCATGAAAGGTGCTCATCACCGGTACTAGTTATAGCCGTGTTCTCCTCACCTTTATAAGGGCGGAAGAATCGGAATTGTTCAGGTATACGGCGGATAGCCATATCTCTGACACTAGCAAAGAAGTCCTTTCGGACTCCAGGCATGCCGGTCTGGTTGAGAAATTTAAACACCTCCGCGGGATTATCCCACAGGGCGTCGAGAGTGACGGGTCGGACATTTTGACCGTGATACCAATCTGTACCACAACTCTCTCGGAACGGTCCATTAAGGAACGTCTTTGAAAGATTAGCCTTGAATCCCCAGTGCTTCAGCAGTTTAAGCACTGGTTCTGCCCACTTCTTGCGAATAACGATATCGTCGCCATAGACATTCCACATGTCTTGTGGCGGGACACCGCTAACCGCATAACAAGCGGCAGAGAATATCAAGGTTTGCAGTGGAAAACAGAACCCGTTGCCCATCGATACATACATGTTATATCGCTTCACAGCGTTATCAAGCATGTACATGGGTTCGCGCAGCCGATCAAGGCAGCGTGTCCACCCATAAGGCAACAAATAACGAGTAAGCTCAATCGCTAACGAGTTGCTTGCATTACGCAAATCAATCGTCACAAAAGAGTCCTCGTCATCAGAGAGCGACCCCAGACGGGCTAGCTCCTGGTTGATGGACTGATCTCGAAGATCGAGGCCTGCCTTAAGTAGAAAAGTGCGGAGAACTTCATCCACACCCTTCTGGCAGAGTCCATTTAACAACGGGCCGACAGCAATCGTTCTATGCGTTTTAGCTGTCTTTGGTACGAAGCTGATTTTGTTATACTCCACAACATCAATGCGCCGAAGGTAGGCCTTGAATGCGGCCTCTTCGTCGTAGCACACGATGTTACCCCGTTTCTCCAGCAAAGTACACCAGAGATGGTAGTTCTTCCGTATGCATGCGTAAGCATGATGTAGGGCGCCTGGTGACACGGTCCAGCGAGCTGCTAAAGATTTAACAGCATAACTAGTCGCATCTCCGTGTGTCCCAATGGACGCGCCGGGACCAAAGTCTGCCCTCTCGAATGTAGCACGGTAACTCGGGGTAGGTCCAATCACGGATCTAATCCAAGTTCGTGCCACCCTTGCCTCATTAGCAAACATGTCCCTACTATGGGGCAGGCTCATGAGTAGCTTGAGCTTGCGATTCATACGCCTACAACGGTTTTCACCGTCATAGAACGTACGGATTGCAGCGGCTCTAGGGTCCAGCCCAACTGTGGCCGGGTCCCAAGGGAACTTCTTGATAAGCAGTGCTAGCTGATTCGCCGCGAAATGCGATGCGGCGTCCGGATACTTCTGTTCGGATAGAAAATCAGCTTCAGAGTAAGCCGCAGCAAGGTTGCTAGCGCGCATGAGCGCACTGAGCTTTCCTAGCTCAGGCCTCCCTGAATGGTCCTCGAGTATCTGCCGGATAAATCGAATGTGAAATTCGATCGCTTCGGATGGCGAACAAAACGTCATCCCGACGTGTTGATGCTTCTTGGGGTTCATAATGAATCCTAAGTAATTCGTAGGCATCATGGATGCCGACGAGGAGCTCAAAGACGATCACCACTATGATAGTGACAATCGCACGATGCCGAGTTGGACGAGACATTACTGTCTCCTTCAGAGTGACCCAAATCAGTAATTGATCTGAGCATTCTTCACCAACGTCTTCGAAGACGTTGACGACAACAGGGCACCGACGTCATTGAGCATAGCATCGATATCCGCCGAAGCAGTTCCGACCGGGACGCTAATGTCGACAACCACAAGGGCGTCAGCACTAGTCGTCTTTGCACCCGTGAGGGTGTGCGTCCGGGACAACTTGACGTTGGCGCGCACATTCCCGGAGTACGAGTCGGTCGGCTTCGCAGGACTGTATGCCAAGCGCGCGTCATCCTTGACGGATGCGGTCTTGGCAGGCCCGAAATAACCAACCGCTTTATCCGAAAAGGAATTTGCGGTGAACGTTTTGGCGTTGATAGCAAGGGTCATGATAGACCTTTCTCTGCCCAAAAGGGCGTTAGGTGTGTGCCTTGCGGCACGTTAGTTAACACCAGCCTCGAAGGGCCAGCGGGATACCGGAGCAAAGATGTCCGGTTTTGACTTCAGGGTTCTGCCTTGGGACAAGCCCGACAACAGCACCGAGAAGAGAGACAACGCGTCGGCCGATCGCTTGAAGCGGTCGAATCCGAAGTCGTTACGGAACGTCAGTTCCGCTTCAGGCAACCACTCTCGCCGTTTCGTGAGCTCCTGCACATTCAGCGCACCAGTTGAACTGGTAGGCATCGTATACAGTGCAGCCCCGCTAGGGGTAAGAGTGGACGAGACAATGCTAAACCTTGTAAGGTCAGCCTTAATCTCGGTGAGGGATCCGCCTTTGAAATCCCAACCAATTGCCGGTATGATTGCGCCGATATAGTCACCTATATTTGCGAACCAGTCAGCGACAAAACTCATCGATAACAACTCCCAAGGGAGAGTCATTAATCCTTTCGAATCAAAGCCGACCAAATTGGCTATAGAAAGGTCAACTTCGTCGAGAGCACACCCACGGACTGTGAGGCTGCTCCACGTCTCGGCCCTAATGATAGATCGGGTTACCCCGAGGTCATAGGTGGAATCATGTGAGCTTTTACGCTCAAAAGACTCCTTAGCACGAGACGTACGAATCTGTCTCCCGGCTTTCTCAGCTACCTTAGGCAAAACATCAACGACATGTGAAATGTCATTGATAAGCGGGACTATGCCATATCTCATGGCAAGCCAGGCCCGTGCCGCAGCATCAATGCTGTGGCGAACGGTCCTTTGACGCTGTACTGCCTTAGCGAACCGTTCCATCCAGACCTGGGCTCTCTCGAGCTTAGGGTTCAGTAGGGTTACGGTCTTATCGATTTCAGCAATGGATTCCCACAGATTCGCATCTGTGCGTCCACGCTTATTTCGTACGCTGGTAGCCACTGCAGCTCGCATGCGACGAGAATCGTCATGCATGGAGGTCCGCACGGGTAAGATTAGTTGCTTCCCAGCAACCATCGTAGTAGGCAGAAGGAACGGTAACAAACCGGCCTTGCAATCACGTAGTTCATACCACGTCTGGGTAGACGGGCTGACACACGTGTTGGCTATAGTCTTGATGACATAGCCACTGCCTCCGAGCGGCACACACTGGTACATGGATTTATAGAGCGGCGAGAAGGTAAACTTCCCAGCTTTACTCAAACCTTTGAAACCAGGTGTGACAGTGTCGGTCATATGCTCGTACTTGCCTTGCCAGAGCCAGACGGTTCCCGACGCGGTCTGAGTCCACGACCGTGGACTACAGAACGTCGGGTATGTC